GGAGGGGTACCCCGGGGGGCTGCCAGGGCGACCCCGGGAGGGTATCTCTTAACCCCTCGAATAAAATTTTTTCAAAAAAGGCTTGCGAGGGCTTGACAAAATCGCATACCACTGATATAATACAAATAAAGCAAAACATATCGGGCAGGAGGAAAACGGATATGATGATTGAAGAAGCAATCAGAGCGGTAATGAAAGCAACGAACACAACGCAGAAAAGGCTTGCCGAAATGTGCGGACTGAAATCTCAGGGAACGGTCGGAGGTTCGCTCAACAATAAAATCATGGCAGGCACCATGCTTAAATGGATTGACAAAATGGGGTATGAAGTTGTAATTCAGCCCAAGCAGAGCGGAAAACGCAGAGATGGTGCGATAGTGCTTGAACCTGACCCCAACTATTCTACTGGCTGCCAGAATAACGGAAAGAATTTCAGCAAGGCAGTCCTCGAACCGTCGGGGCTTCCTGACGGTCGGGGAAAGAAGCAGAAGAAGGAGGTTGAGAGCGCAGAATGAGTTCAAACGAAAAGCTGTTGATGAAAGTACTCAGCGGCAGGCAGGACGCTTCTGTGCAGTTCAGCGAACTCCAAAGGCTGCTGGAGCTTTTGGGATTTGAATGCCGCATAAAAGGCGACCATTTCATCTATACTAATCCTGATGTAGAGGAAATCATCAATATTCAACCTGTTAACGGCAAGGCGAAGCCGTATCAGGTGAAGCAAGTCCGCTATCTGATACTGAAATACAAGCTGGGAGGTGGCTTTTGATGTACAAGTACGAAATAATCCTTTATTGGAGCGCCGAGGATATGAGCTATATCGCAGAAGTCCCGGAGCTTCCGGGCTGTATGGCAGATGGTTCGACCATGAGCGAAGCGCTTGAAAACGCACATACGGTCATCGGAGAATGGATTGAGACCGCCCGGGAACTTGGGCGTGATATTCCCGAGCCGAAAGGCAGACTGGCATATGCCTGAAAAGAGGTGAACGAACCATGAAATTACTCTATATCCTGCTCATGCCGTTCCTGATACTGATTCAGGCGGCGAAAGGAAAGAGGTGAGCTGACGTGATTTACGGCTATTGCCGTGTATCCAGCAAGGGACAGCAGCGCTACGGTACGTCCCTTGAAGAACAGAAAAGGCAGATACTGGGCAGCTATCCCGGCGCGCGGATAGTTCAGGAAGCGTATTCCGGCGCAAAGGAGCGCCCGCTGTTCGACGAGCTTGTCGGGAAACTCCAGCGCGGCGATACGCTGGTAGTCTGCAAGCTGGACAGGTTCGCGAGATCCGTTCAACACGGACTGAACTACATCACTACCCTGCTTGACCGGGGCGTTAAGGTCCATATCATGAACATGGGGCTTGTGGAAGATACGCCGATGGGACGGCTTATAGTCACAAATCTGCTTGCATTCGCGGAGTTCGAGCGCGCCACCATTCTGGAGCGCACCCAGGCAGGCAAGGAAGCCGCTGCCGCCGCTGACCCGAACTGGAGAGCAGGCAGACCGCGCAAGGAAGTTGACGATGATATATTCCGCAGGCTTGCCGCCGGGAAGCTCACCTATAAAGCCGCCGCAAAGGAAGCAGGAGTAGCGCTGAGCACATTCCAGAATCGCTACGCAGAATGGAAGCAGACCGCGTAACTGTATTCTTTCGCGAAAACCCTTGACAGCCCGGAAAATCCGTGCTATAATCAGAACAACAGAATATTTTCAGAGCCTTTGAGCCACTTCTGACCTTTACGGTCGGGGTGGCTCTTTTTTGTTTTCAGGAGGAAATGTGGAAACATCGGAGCTTATCAGGCGTGCTTCCAGGCGGGATATCAGCACATACGATAATCTGTCGCTGTATTTCGATACCGTCCGGCTGGAAACGGACTTTGAAAAGGCACGTCCGCATTACGAACGCATATATGACATCGCGGCGCAGCAGAAAGTAAAGCTTGCGCTGACAGACCAGCAGACCGCTATCAAGTTCTATGAGCTTGCGAAAAAGGCGGCGCTCATGCTGGCTCCGCACCTGTTCCATTACTATCTTCTCTATGTGGAGTGGGACAGGGAGCCGCAGAAGAAATTCTATGTGCCGAGAATGAACGTGCTGAAGCCTGTTGTGGACGCACTCCAGCGGCTTGAAGAACGTAAATTGAAGCGGCTGACGATAAGCATGCCGCCGAGGACGGGCAAAAGCACTCTCGGTATGTTCTTCATGTCGTGGGTAGCCGGACGGCACCCGCTGGGCTCCAGCGCCCTGACCGGATATTCGGACACGCTCACCAAGACATTCTTCGATGAAATTCTCGGTATCATAACAGACCCGGAATATCTCTGGGCTGACGTGTTCCCGACATCTCAGATCAAAAACATAAGCCGCGAGAACGCTTCGGTGTGCCTTGATAAAAAACGCAGATTTGCGACGATAACATGCCGTGGTATCAGCGCTTCGTGGACGGGCGCTATCAACATCAGCGAAATTCTGTACTGCGACGACCTTATCGAGGATCTGGAGGAAGCGCTCAACGAGAAACGCCTTGACGCCAAGTACGCCGCCTACGCCAACCAGACAAAGGACCGTAAGACGAACGACGCCGTAGAGCTTCACATCGGCACCCGCTGGGCAGTCCGTGACGTTATCGGGCGTTTGCAGGAGCAGTATGCCGACGATCCATATTCAGAGTTCATGGTTCTTCCGGCGCTTGACGAAAACGGGAACAGCAACTTTGAATATCCCTATGGCGTGGGGTTCAGCGCTGAATATTACCTTGACATGAAAGCAAGTATCGACCCCTGCACATGGTCCTGCAAGTACATGGGTGACCCGTATGTGCGCGAGGGACTGCTTTTCGAACGGGACGAGCTGAACTACTACAACGGCGTGCTGCCGGACGGCGAATGCGATATCATGTCTGTGGTGGACGTTGCATGGGGCGGCGGCGACAGCCTTTCCGCGCCGATAATCTACTGGTTCGGCGATACCGGGTATGTGCATGACTGGGTGTTCTCCACCGGGGATAAGTCGGTCACACAACCGCTTGTCTGCGCGGCTTATGCCCGCAATAATGTTGCGAGGGCGCGTTTTGAAGCGAATGTCGGCGGCACGGAGTACGCGGAGGAAATCGACAAGTCCCTGCGCGAGCGAAATTACAAGATGTCGATTCAGAGCCAGAGAGCTTCCACGAAATCCAGCAAGATGGACAGGATAGTGCGCTGGAGTTCGGATATAAAGTCGCGGCTGGTGTTCCGTTCTGACAAGGCGCGGGGCGAGATGTACGACAAGGCGATGAACGAACTCTGCCGTATTTCCGTTGAAGCAAAGAAACAGCACGACGACGCGCCGGACAGCCTTGCGATGGCGATGGACTATCGCGACAATGGCTTGTGTTCAGTCAAAGTGATAGAACGGCGGTGGTAGCATGACGAAATTCCTGCTTCTGAACGGAAAACTCACCGGGAAAAAGCCGAAATTCTACTGTGCGCTCCATAAGTGCGGTATCAACGGCGGCTGCATGAAACGGCGCTGCCCGAAGTGCAGGCATTTCAGGACGCTGTCTGATGAACTGGCGCATTCTATCATGGTTTCATTGCCGAGACGATAATTCACGTTCATTTTCGCGGAAACGCGGATTTGATATATCAGGGCTGGCGGCTTGTGTGTTCACCGCCTGCTCTGCCCTTCCTCCTGGCGCAGTCGTGCAACAGTGCGGCTGCGTAAGGTTTGGAATTTCAATATAGCAAGGTGGAGAAGCGGTCTATCTCGCCAGCCTCATTAGCTGGAATCCGTGGGTTCGAATCCCGCCCTTGCAACCACAAAAAGAATACAGTTACAAACAGGAAAATATGTGATATAATGGAGAAAAGGAGGGCGGGAATGCTGACGTTTATCAAAATCTGCTGTCCGGTATGCGGAAAGCGGCTGTTTGACGCCGATGTTTCCGCTTCCGGAGTAATATTCGCTTACTGCAAGCGCTGCAAGGCAGGACAGCTTGTTGAACTGAAAGGAAAGGCATGACGGAAAACTACAATTACGGCAGGCGGTGTATCTACACTTCCGAGCGGAATTTCACGGCTGAGAACGTGAAACAGATAGTTGACCGCGCCATGTCAGTGCATAACGCGAATGTCTGCGATATCCAGCGGCTGTATAACTACTACCGCGGGCGCATGGACATTCTCGACCGCACAAAGGAAGTACGGCCAGAGATAAACAATAAGGTCGTAATAAACCATGCCGCCGAGATAACCAATTTCAAGACCGGCTTCACGTTCGGCGAGCCGGTGCAGTACGTTTACCGGGGCAAGGATACCCTCGATGACGCCAACAACAGGGCGGACGATGAGAGCCTTGCGGCGCTGAACAAGCTGATGTACAAGCTCGGCAAATCCAGCAAGGACAGGGAGCTTGCGCAGTGGCTTTTCATCTGCGGAGTGGCGCAGCGTATCACGCTGTATGAGGGCACGGAACTTCATACATATGTGTGCGACCCGCGCTGCACGTTCACAATACGCGCGAACGACTTCACCAAACGCGTGCTGCTGTCAGTTATCTACAGCACGGACGACATGATAGACGATATCACCGATATCCCGAAGAAGAAGTACACGATTTATTCCGACAGCCACTGCTGGCAGTTCGAAGATAACGTGCTTGTCGGCGAATCCGAAATAGTGTTCAATCCTGTCACGGAATACTGGGCGAATCCCACGCGGCAGGGCTGCTTCGAAACAGTCCTCGGGATAATCGACGAACTGAACAACATCGCTTCCAACCGCGCGGACGGTATCGAACAGCAGATACAGTCGCTGACGTGGTTCAACAACGTGGAGATAGACGAGGAACAGTTCGCGGAGCTTGCCGCCAAGGGCGGTATCTGCACAAAATCCGCGCCGAATATGCCTGCAAGCATTCAGATGCTGCAGAACGTACTCGACCAGACCCAGACGCAGACCTACGCCGACGACCTCTATCAGAAAATGCTCCAGATAGCCGCCGTCCCCGACCGCAAGGCTTCGGCAGGCGGCAACACCGGACAGGCTCTCATTATCGGCGAGGGCTGGACGCAGGCGGAAGCTGCGGCGAAGTCGTTTGAGCAGTCGTTTGACGAAAGCGAAAAAGCGTTCGTTGAAAACGTGCTGAAAATCATCAGGACGGTCACAACATCGTCAGGATATCGCTGATAAATACAGCGCATGGGCAGATGAGATAACCAAAACCGACGATAAGGTTGCCCAAAACCAGCAAGCGATAGAAGCAAACAAGAAAACCATTGAGGATTCTCTCGGTACTCTTGACGACCTCGCAAAATCGTTCGAAGCCAGCGGCAATATGTCAGAGGAAGCTGCCGGGAAAATCAAGGAAGCAAGCGAAAGCATGAGCAACGCTATTTCCTCGAACCTGACAACTGAACTTAATAATGTGATTTTAGGCATAGGCGATTCGTGGGACACTGTCGCTGAAAAAGCCGGACTTGCAAAAGACGAGATACTCAACGCGCTTTACGCCGAGAATAATCAGGGAAACGAAGCGCTGACCGCTCTTGAAAAGCAGATGTCTGAATCTTCCCAGATACTTGCAACTGCAAAGAAAGGCACGGCAGAATACAATCAGGCTCTTGATAACTATAATTTCGCACAGGAAAAGTACAACAAAGTTGCTATTGCTTCTCTCGGCGCCGACAGTCAGGATATAGACTATAAGCTTTCCTCACTCACGGCTGATAAAATCGCCCTTATGGACGAAAAGACGGCTCGTAGTGCTATCGCACAGATACAGGACAGCTATAATTCCGCTGTAGAAAAGATGTCCAGCACCAAAAACTCTGCGTTATCGTCACAGAAAATACGGCAAGCTCAGTTGGAGGCATTGGATGTTGATACAAACAGTTCTATTAATGAGGGCTTGCTAAAAGGCATTGAAACCGAATACGAGCGGAGGGTCAACGAATTAAGCAACCAAACCCTTGATGTTGTAAACATGCTTGAGCAGAGAGTGAAAAATTCAAGTTCAGACGCAGGGACGCAGGCATTGCAGGATTTATACAACAGAGCCAATAAGAGTATATATGACGGTGCCAAAAACTTTGGCGATGTAATTACGAACGCCGCTAACCAGGCTGGTGCAACGCTGACTTACGCAGGTGCTTGGTGGAGGACGGCGTTCGGCGGAGGTAAAGACGTCAATCAGACACTTCGCGATGATTACGAACAGCGCAACGGTGTTAGCGATATCAAGTCCGATATAGAAAATCTGAAATCTGATATTGAAGCTACAGTTACCACAAATGTATCGCGCGAAATGAAAAGTCAGAGCCCCGCTGTCAGTGTGGGGTATGCCCGGGAAGCTGTGTCCAGCGCGTACAGCGAAGCTGCGGCAAATCGGGCTGAGGAAGCCGCGCCGATTGAAAACAACGTTTATGTTTCAGTAGAACTGGACGGTGAAGAAATCAGCAACACTACAAACCGCGTTCAGGCGAGACAGTATGCTATGTCAAATGGCAGATAACACTTGACAAAACCCCTTCTATGTGTTATAATCTGACAAAAGGAGGGGTTAATTGTATGAACAAATCCAAATTCTTTTTATGGGGCGCTATATTGTCAGGTATATTCCTGATTATTGATGGAGCAGGCGCAAAAATATGTTACGATATGGTAGCATATGGTGATGAAGAGAAGCTATTGCCATTACTAATAGCGTTGGGAACGCTACTGATTGCAGCTTTAATCGCATGCTCAATAGGCTATATCCGCCAAAAACGCCGTTAGTTTCCCGCCCTGCACAAAAACGCAGGGCGGTTTTTGTATATTTATACAAATTTCGAGAAAGGAGTTGACTTTTTGTCTGCCAATAAGTATAATACAATTAGTGGCAGACAAGAAGTGAGGTGATAAAATGTCGCCAAAAACAGGCAGACCGAAAATTGATAATCCCAAAAGCGAAAGAATAACCGTTCGCCTTGACAAAGCTAGTGCAGAAACGCTTGGCAAGTACTGTGAGCAAGAAAAGGTTGAAAAGGCAGAAGCGATTCGCCGCGGAATATCAAAGTTGAAGTCTGACATAAAAAAATAAGCTGTTGCCCCGTCTACCAAACGAACAACAGCTTACAACCGAAAGGACAGGAATGCCCAATCTGAAATCTATTATACATCAGAATGGCGTTCCTGTCAAGTATTTGAAAGGAATTTGCTATGGAAAACAAAATCACAGAGGACATGATACTGAATGTATCAGCAAAGGCTGAAAGGCTCGGAACGATAGCGTGGGTAGCTGCGTGCGCGGAGTTTATCCCGGAAAAGCAGGAGAAAATTTACACAGACGTGCTTCTGGGTATCGCGAATTTAAGCGAGCAGCTTGTCAGCGAACTTGACAAGATGGCTGCTACGGCAAGCGGGGTGAGAGCATGAGCGAGTTAATCAAGATAAACAATCAGCAGCTCCCTATCAAGGAATACAACGGTCAGCGCGTAGTAACTTTCAAGGAGATTGACGCGGTTCACAAGAGAACACCCGGAACCGCACATAGAAATTTCAAGGCTAACAGAAACCGCTTTATAGAGGGCGTTGATTACTACAAACTCCAAAAGGACGAAATTCGTCCCTTTGGAATTAATAGCCCTAACGGCGGTATAATCATCACTGAAAGCGGCTACCTCATGCTTGCAAAGTCATTCACGGACGACCTTGCATGGCAGGTACAGCGCGAACTTGTAAACAGCTATTTCAGAAACAAGCCGGAGCAGTACGAAGCCGAACAGCTCACCCTTGAAACCGCCGAATACCACTACTACCCCAAGACATGGCACGGAAGCCCGGTGATAACCGCCGCAGATTTCGCGCACTTCACCGGAATGTCAAAGGAAGCGATATATCCGTATTTCCACAAGCACCCCAACTTTGATATTTTCCACTACCGCCATCTTAAAAACGCAGAACTTCGCGCTTTCAAGGCTGAAAATCCGAGCGTACCGAGGTGCATTGCAGACCTTTACATTATCACGCGTAAGGGCTGCGAGTGTATGCTGAAGTACTTCGGGCTGACGGCGGATATCCCCATACTGGAACAGAAGCAGGAAAAACTTCTGGAGCAGAAGCAGGAAGAACCTGCAATTCAGCCCAGAAAGGCTTTTACTGCCGCAGAATACATCGCTGCGCTTGAAATCCTTAATGATTTAAGGCTTAAATTTAAGAAAGAACTGGAGAGTGAGAATTGCATGTTCCCTAGCACTACCAAGCAGAACCTTGAAGCAGTATGCCGAGCGATGGGACACGTTTCTATACCTTTGATAACAATAGGGCAGAACGATAAAGTGATTTAACAAAATCAGCACCTCGCACAACGCGGGGTGCTTTTCTTTGTGCAAAACATCAAAAATCACTTTGGTTACTTTTGTAACCAGTCAATCAGCTGACATAAAATTTCAAACGATTGATACTTTATCTCAATTAATTGAAATTGCCCGATTTTGACAAGCTGCAAAGAAAGTGATATGATTAGAGTACGAACCCGGGAGCGCAAAATAACGACTTGAAAAGGAGAACACGATGAACACATTTAATCTCACAAACCATGACGGTAAATACTATGCCGACAGCAGAGAAGTTGCGGAAAAAATCGAAAGACCGCACAAAGAATTGCTTCGCTCAATCCGCACCTACTGCGAATATCTTACTGAGAGCAAAATTGCGCTCAGTGACTTCTTTGTTTCCGCTGAGTATGAGGACAGCACCGGGAGAAAACTCCCCTGCTATCTCATCACCAAGAAAGGCTGCGACATGATAGCAAACAAGCTCACCGGAAAGAAAGGCGTGCTGTTCACTGCGGCGTATGTTTCGGCGTTCGAGCAGATGAAAGAGCAGATAGAAAACCACAGCCCGGCGCAGCTTTATTCCACAAAGGCTACATCTGCCGGAGAAGTGGCAAGCCTTATCAGGACGCTGCGCACAGTAATGAAAGACCAGAAAAGCCACCCGGCAAAAATCGCTGAAATGGCAGAGGACGTTTGCCATCAGTTCGGCGTGGCGCTCCCTAAAAATTTTGTGGAGACCAGCCGGTGGGAACAGTTAAGCCTTGACCCCGCTATATAAAAGAATACAGTTACAAAGTCGCGAATCCATGCTATAATGGATAGAGAGCCACAGAGCCGTTTGTCGAAATGACAGGCGGCTTTTTCTGTTTGCCGCCGTTGACATAGTGGAATCAAGGCGGTGAAACATGGCTGATATAGAGAAATTATCATGGCTTAAAATAAACGGCGTTGAAGCGCCTACCCCGCGCGAATGGACGGTAGTAGACAGCGATTTCGACAGCGACGACAGTGTGCGCGACGAGACCGCACACCTGCACAGAACGGTTATACGCCGCAAACATCATGCGCCAAAATATAAATGGCGGCTGAAAGCAAAAGACCTGTCAAAGCTGCTGAACATGATAGATGACACAACGCTTGAGGTAACATACTACGACCTGCTCACAAGAAAGCAGATAACGTTCACCGGATATCCGCAGGCAACAACGCAGCCCAAGCTTGTCTTGCAGCGGAGCACTTACGACGAATGTATCTTTGACTTCGAGTGCAGCTTCATTGAGTATTAAGGAGGGCAAATGTATCCGGTTTCTGAAAAGTACATAGAAGCAATACGCGCCCCCGTCCGTGAAGATCGTATCACCGGCGGCATAAGGCTGAAAGACGGAACCATAATCCCTGTTAACGACAGTATCATCGTGCAGAAGTCCCTGACCGTCACACGTAAAGTGAGCAGTTCCTCCAAGTTCGACATCGGCACGGTGAACTCTGCGGAAATGCGGATAAAAATACGTGATCCCAAGGCATACGATCATGATTTCGGCGGAGCGGTAATCAGCCTTAAATATGGCATTGTCACCGCCGCTGCGGACGACGGATCCGAAACATGGGAAGACGTCCCGCTACCGCCGTTCTATGTTGACGGCGGAGAGGCAGCCCGAAAACAGAACATGGTGAGCCTTATCGCGCACGACACTCTCAGCAGACTTGCCGTTGACAAAGGTTCACCGCCAACGACCAGTCTTTACGCGGCGCTCACATACTTCTGCAACCGCTGTAATGTCGGCGTGGCAATCTCAGAAAGCGACTTCAATGCACTCCCAAATGCGGATATCACGCCCGATTTTTCAGCGGAAAGCATTCAGTCCTGCTGGGACGGCGTGATGTGGATAGCACAGACCGTGAATTGCTGTGCGTTTGCCGATTATCGCGGGCTGGTTCAGCTCAAGCAGTACAAATATGAGGGCGGTGATAATTATGACCGCCTTATAACCGGCAAAGAGCGAACCACTATAGAATATAGCGACACACGCACTTACCTTGCATATCTGCAATCGTACGAAGGCGAAAATGTGAAGCTGTACAGCAGGGTCAAAACCTGGACTGGAACTGACGCCCCGCATATCAAAGAAGGCGCTCTGAACTTGCCGAAAAATCCTGTCGTGCAGTCGCTTTCCGCCGAACAACAGGCGGCGATAAATCAAAGTTATCTTAACAATCGCAGCTACCCTACTCGCTATGTCAAGGCAAGCGGCGTTCCAGACCCGGCAATAGAGCCGTTAGACGTATTGGCATTTTCCGGAGGAACTATCGACATCGGGCAGATAATCAGCGTGGCTACACAGGTAACGTGGAAGTACCGCAATGGAGGAACGATATATTGTGCGAATGTCGATGAATATTCCGATACCGCAGACGGAACCAGCGCAATAGCGGCGCTTTCGTTGGAAGGCGATGCCGCGGAACAATCCGATGAAGCGCCCGTTATGCGCACGCAGCCCAAATCCCAGACAGAAAAGCAGATAGACGAGCTGAGGAAGCAGCTCAGCCAGTCAGGAGGAACTGCTGAAAAGCTTGTGTCCCCGACCCAAACCTCGTATGCCACGGTGCAGGACGGACAAGGGTTGTGTATGTTTCAGAACGGCGAATGGTGGGCGTTTCTTCAGCGCGCTAGTAATGGCTTTATGCTGAGCGGGACTAACGCGTCGCATCTGACTATTTCATCAGACTACCCCAAGCAGCTTGTAGAGCTTAGTTCCGGCAGCAACATGATTATTCTCAATAACCACGATGAAAAAGGCATAACGATTGAGGTGGATAATACTACACGACTGTGGGTCTACCAAGGGGGCAAGTTTTATCTTAGACCATCCGGACTTTCTTTCGTTAACAGCAAAAACATTACGTATAGATTTGAAGCAACAAACGAAGGATGGGCTATATACAGCACGACCGATGATACAGGCAGAAAGCTTGAGGCAAAGGCAGATGGGCTTTATTACAACGGCAAAAAGGTACTTTTGGAGGGATAAATCATGACATCAAAAACAATCGCGCTTTCGGGCGCGGAAATCAGGGCAGATTACAGCGGCGGCACTAATGCCTGGCTCAGGAACGACGGAGCCACAACGGTGTACGCGTCCACTATGCCTGGGGTCACGGCAGGCGCTGACGGTGTAGTCAGCATTCCGGCAGGACAGGCAGCGGCGATATACGGAGCCTGCGGAGCGGTGTACCTGCTCGGGACGACTGGATCGGTGCAGCTCGTCGGGAGCGATTACACCGCATGCCCTTTTAAGGCGGCAGCACTGGGCGGCTCGGGTGCTGACAGCGTAGCCAGAGCCGCCATAGAAGCGCATGCGGCTGACGCGGATATCCACGTAACAGCCGATGAGAAGGCGTACTGGAATACGCTGAGCGGAAAGAACGATCTTGACAATCCGGACTTCCGGGTAAATCAGCGCGGGCTGAGCGAGTACTCCACCGGCTACACTGTGGACAGGTGGTATATCTCCACTGATAAGTGCAAAGCTGCTCCGGAATCCGATGGAATCCGCCTGACTGCTACAGCGGCGCTGACGTCAAACACCCACGCATTCTGGCAGAATATCGAATTCCCGCTTGCTCCCGGAAAGTACACGCTCTCGCTGAACGTTCTGGAGGTGTCCGGGGTATGGTCGGCGAGAATCCGCACCGTGAACGCTTCGGGGGATTACGTGGACAGCTACTATACTTCGGTGCTCCGCGAGGGAGTGAACAAGGTATCGGTCGACCTTCCCGAGGGCGAGTACATCTCTGCAGTCTCCATCGGATTCAACAAGGGAACCGAAGCCGGAAACTCCCTGAAGCTCGCATGGGCGAAGCTGGAGGGCGGTTCACTGGCGACGCCGTTCGTTCCGCCCGACCCGGCGACGGAGCTTGCGAAGTGCCAGCGCTACTACCAGGTGCGCACCACAAACGACATCGACCCGCTGGACATGCGCCCCAGCATGAGAACCATAACGGACATCAAACAGGTAACAGGAGGATACGCATG